GGTGTAGCCTTTTTGCTTCAGAGCTTGTCATCGTTATTAGGTTGTGGAGGTAGTGATCAGGACTAGGAAATAGCGGTGTCACATTATTAGATTGGGAGTGGATCAGCCATACTTTTTACCCTTACGTGGGCGTGTACGGTTAGCTTTAGGGGACTCTAGTTTACCTTTATTGGGACCTGTATGGGAAGCATCCATACCATCACCATTACCGTAGGTACCAAGCTTACGGTTTAGTTTATTAGCATTAGTACGGATCTTAAGACCCTCTTTAGTTTTGTTGTATTCAGCTTGTTGCTTTAGCCGTTTGGTTTTAGCTTTAGGGTTGTTCTTGTAGTAATTAGATGTACTTTGCATAACGATTACCAGGAGGGGCAATTTCTAACTGTTTATCCTTTCCTGCTTTAGGCTTGGGTTTCGTTATTTTTAACATCTCAAGTAACTGTTGTAATTTTGTTTTGGTTTCTACTGGTATAGGTGTAGTACCTGGCATACGATCCTTAGTACCTGCACCAGAACCTAACATTGGACCTTGATAATCCGCTGTAGGACCTTGGCCATAAAAATTACCACGTTGGCTATAGGTAGGGTAAGGTACGTCCATGGTATAATTACGTTGAGCCATGTCACTAGTAGGTGTGGCTAGCCCTAATACCTGAAGAGCTTCTTTAATAGTAAGCTTCTTTGAATTAGTTTTAGATTTTGATATAGAAGTGCCTGGTTTTACATTTTTACCAAACGGACTATACTCTGCCATACAACCTCTTTTGAATAAGTTCAGGGTCTACCTTAGGCATGATGGTGGCTAGTTTATCAAGGGGGTTACCTTCATATGCAACACCGCTGATGTCGTTTTTAGTCAACCAATCACAAGCTGCTTTAATATCAGCAGTAGAGGCTTCACCGCTCTTAATTCGATCTAGAAGCTCTTTGGTTACAATGTTATGGAGTTCATTAAACATGTCCTCCGTTGCTTTCTTGTTAGCCATTACGCAGTACGATTTGATCTAGTTTGTTTTCGATGCGAATCATGTGATCCTCCATCTTTTGTAAGGCGTTAGCTAGCTCTTGCCTTGGGACGTATTTCTCAGCAAACCTCAATTCAATGGAATCAATACGTTTATCTAGTTGATCCATACGAGTGTTTGATTTGCTGTTCATAGCTGCAATACCGCCACCAATGCCAATCACTAAAGACGCAACGCCTGTGATAAGGGCTTCAATCATTTCTTTTGGTTAATGATGTTCAATAGTTTAGTGCTATAGTTGGGATCAGTGGCGTATCCCTCTTTAATTAAAAGCTTGCAACACTCCTCTATGGAAGAGGCACGGTTGACGCCTTTATATGTTTTGTAGTCCTTGTACCAGCGTTGTACTAAGTACGACACACAAGATTGTAGGTCAGGGAAGTTAAGGAACCCAGCAGTAATAGTGATCCACTTACCATCAATAAACTCTTTTGTCTCATGGTCAGTGCCAGATCCCTTGAGACCAAAGTAGTTGTTCTTACCGGAAGTATGCTTACCCCAGCCACTCTCTAGTGCCCATTGTGCAGCTACTACTTGTGGGAACTTAGCACCTGCCTTAGAGGCTGCAGTAATGACTCCCTCCCAAGTGTTAGCAACGGTAGCGATAGGTTGCGGGGTATTGGTTGGGCGGAAGGTCATGAACCAGCCAGTACCTTTACCTTCTACTTCCCAACGCTTTAACCAGTTATGCCAGGTATACTTGACATCCTTACCACCACTGCCAATAGTGACGTAACCACCATTGACATTATCCATCTCACCGTATGGATCGTGGAAGATACCGTGTTCTCCATCATCACCAATGAGTAGCATCCAATGACCACCACCAACAGGGTTTGATGCATGACCTTTATGTAGGATGCCAGTAGCAACTGGATAACCTGCCTTTAGTTCGTTGATTAGTGCTTGCTTAGTACCTTTTTGGTAGAAGGTAGCAAAGACACCATACTGCTGACAGGCTTTAACTTGACTAGTAGAGGATGTAGTATCTCCATACTTAAGTACTGTACGGAGGTAATCATCATCTGCATTACTACCCTTAAGGGCATCAGGAAGGAGATACTTGATAGCCATAGCGCATGTTGAGCTAAAGCACATCCGATCTCCGTGACCTGTTGCACTATCTGTTTGGGGGTAGTATTGTTTAACAGGCAGCAGTACCATAACTACTTGCCTCTAAAGGTACGACGAATACGCCGCACTGTGTCATCCTCAGTACGTGTCTTACTGAAGTAAGCAGCAGCCATGGAGATGGCCTGAGTAACACTATTAGAACGACGCTTCTTAGTCATGCCGAGATACTCGGACGTGATAAAGAGAATAAAAAAAGCCAAGGTCTCATAAGAAACCTTGACTCCGAGAATAGTGATCATGATAGGTTACCTTTATTGTGGTTTAGGTGGCCAATTAACTGTTTCTGGAAACCCTTCTTGTTGGGGAATCATCCGCAGAAATTCGCGGTATAAAGCCCAAGCAAGCTTGCCATCAGCATCAAACGGTGCGTCTGCAATTTGGGTCCAATCGGATTCAGCAAGTAGTTTGTTCCGTTGTTGACGAACTTCCTCTGCTTTACGATCAATAGCACCTGCTTCCCATGCAGCAATCTCAGCATCTCTATGGGCTTCTTGTTCTGGTGTGAAGGGGACGCGGCCTTCTGGTGTGTCGTGGTAATACTTAGACATGTCTGTAATGCTCCTTACGAGTTGCTGATGCCGTATAGGCGGAAAATTCCGTTCATATTGCCGGTAGAAGGCGAGAACTGAACGGCATCTACAACGCCGGTTCCCATATTCAACGAGCGACCAACGCCATGATTATTTGCAGGTGAATCTAGCTCTGCGGAGTAGATAAGAGCCGCAGTATGCTTTCCTGAAACCGAAGCGTTTAAAAGATAGACGAAGCCAGAGACTGGGAAGTTGTCTGTTGTAACTCTGACCTGATCCGTGATTTTAATCGCAGTCTGACCTGTTCCAGCAATTATAGCAGTAACGTTTCTTGCCAACCGCACAGTATAATCGCTAGCACCAGAGAAGTAAGAACTTCCGCCATTTGTAGAGAATCTGAGATTAAGATCAGTTTGTCCGCTAGTTGACTCAACGCCAGAAAAAGCAATAACGTAGATATCATAGGTGCTATTAATGCCGCTCGTAAAAGCAACAGAGGCACTATTACTTGCCGTTACAGAACTAATAAATCTCCAAGAGCCACTAGCAGGCGTAGCCCATTTCAAACCAGTCCCAGTCGTTGAATCCGCAGTCAATACCTGATTATTCGACCCAACAGCAAGGCGTGAAACCGTGTCGTTAGCTGTTGCAACTAGAAGATCACCCTTGGCATCGACAAGGGACTTAGGGACTGCCGCATTTGCAAGGTCGTAAGCCGACTTGATGGCGTTAGGGGTTCCTGCTGTGGTTGTGCTTGTGCTGCTTGTGCTGTCGGTTAGTTGAACGACACCAGCATTCGAAGTACTTGCGGCTTGGATCTTGCTAGCGGAGATTGCAGCAGTAGCACTGATGTCAGCATTCACGATGGACCCATCAATGATATTTGCAGAAGCTACCGTGATCGTGGTTGGTAGGGCACCTGTTGCAAGCTTGCTCAGACTGATGGCAGCAGTACCGCTAATGTCTCCATCGCTTATGGTGCCATCAACAAGCATTGCGCTTGTGACAGTTCCTGTATCACCAATAGTTACAACGTTGTTACCACCTTTCGTAAGTGCTCCGCCTACATTAACATTACCAGAACCATCAATTGTTAGCCTGGCACTACCACCAGTAACCAATACCAGCTCATTCGCCCCTGTGTGAGCGATACCTGTATCTGTGTCACCGTCAAAAGCGTAGACAGGAGATGTGACACTATTACTGTCGTCAGCCCGTAATTGGCCATTTAATGAACCACCAGAAACCTTAAAGTAACGAGTCTCAGGATCATTAGGAAAGTACTGAATCCAATTCCAGGTAGCACCTGTAGTGGTATAAACAATACGCACACTGAGACCACTGCTACCAGTAAACCCAACAGGTTTCCCAGCAAGTGGTGTAAAACTCTCAATACCAGTTGAATCGACAACCTCTACAGCATCGTTGTTAGAAGGTGAACCAGGGATTGCTGCAACGTTAGCTACAAGGTCATACAGGATGGCATTAGCCACAGCAGAGGCTGCAGCGTTAGCCGTGCTGATAGCAGTGTTGGCGGTGGAGAGTGCAGTGGAGGCGTTGCTGGAGGCTGTGTTAGCCGTCGAGACAGCAGAGGAGGCATTACTGGAAGCTGTGTTAGCCGTGCTTACAGCTGCTGAGGCATTGGTAGAAGCAGTGTTAGCAGTAGAGACAGCAGCAGATGCATTGGAGCTAGCCGTGTTGGCTGTGCTCAGAGCTGTGTTGGAGGTGCTAAGAGCCGTAGCAGCATCTGCAGCAGCACTGTTAGCCGTGTTGACAGCAGTTGTGGCATTCGAGCTGGCTGTGTTTGCAGTAGACACAGCAGCACTTGCGTTGGTGCTAGCGGTGTTGGCTGTGGTTACAGCTGCACTGGCATTGGTTGAAGCAGTGGTGGCTGTTGCAGACGCTGCATTGGCCGTGCTAAGTGCAGTGTTAGCTGTTGTTGTAGCAGCATTAGCCACTGTAGTAGCTGCAGCAGCGTTGTTAGATGACTCCTGCGTTACATAAAGACCTTGAATAAAGTTATTGTTGAGGTCCTGTGCACGAATAGCAGAGCCAGAGTAGAAGGTAGCTGCTAGATCAGTATCATCAGTCTCTCGATAGACGACAATAGCAGCACCATTAGCTGGAGCATTACCAGCTGTGAACAATACCTGTCCACCAGTTTTAGTGGCGTAGTTAAGGCTCTGTAGGTTGTAGTGAGTACCAGCTGTCTTAAGGACACCTGCTACAGTGACCTTAATATCGGTTGACTCCAACCATTTAAAAGTAAAAGAAAATGGGCCTAAGTTAGACCCATCACCAGTGAATGTATTTTGTGTAGTTGCCATTTAAGGTTAGCGATACATTTGAGTAAGTCGTTCAATCCTTGCCTTACGACGATCAGCAGCTCGTGCAGCATCATCAATACGACCTTGACGCATCATATTCTTATTAGTCAGTGACTCTTGAATAGAGCGCCACATCGGTTCATTTTCTTGCTGCATACGAAGTTCAGCAGCCTTCTGAGCTTGAGACATGATGTCATTCATTACTGAATAGACTTCACTTTGAGCTGCTTGTATCTCCTCAGATGGACGACCTTGTACTCGCATTGCACGAATACGATCCAACTGATCGTTATACTTTTTGTTCTTACTGAGTTTATCGAACTCCTTCCACAGTTGTTGTTCACCGATGTACTTATACAGTACTTCACGTTCCTGTGGGGTGTATTCGTGGTTACCAGAGGAGTCTTTACGAATCATTTGGACTCCATCCCAGCCACTGTCAATAAGCCACTGACGCCAAGGCTCTGTACCTTCGCTAATCTTAACTGGATTAACAGCATTAAGTGCACGAAGTACAGGATTGTCAATGTCATTAAGGGGCTTACCGGTGTAGATATCAATTTGATCTGGTAGTTGACTGGAGAAACCAGGAACCCTATTCTTTACATACCCAATAAGGTCATTGTAGATATCCTTCTGGGAACTAGTGATGGCATTATTAACAACGCCAAGAGCACCAGACATAGGGATAGCAGCTCGTGCTTCATTAGCAAGGAACCGAGTAATAGCTGTTTCGTCACCATCAGCAACAGCAACGACAGGCTCAAGACCAGCCACCCAAGACTTGTTCACAAAGGTAGCAGAAAGTGTCCATGCCAGCTTCTTAACAAAGTCTTCGGTCAAGGTAGAGCCGATATCACGAGAGTAGTAAGCTAGGTCACCAACAAGAGTAAGGATGGTATCGAGAGGTTCATAGCCAGCATAGCTTACCCACTTACCAGCAACATTGATGGTTTTAGGTTGCCAACCAAAGTTATCACGAAGCTTCTTACGCTCACCAGCATTGACAGGACCATTGCCACGGATATTACCACCAAGGGCATAACCAAGCATGGATGTGGACAGCAAAGAACCAAAGGCTACACGACCACGATATTCAGCCTCAAGGCCCTTGAAGATAGCCATACCATTAGGTACACCGTCATAAGAAATGTTGTGCTCCATAAGAGCATCTTTGATCTTGTCGATGTCGTCACCAGCCCACAGTACTTTAGAGTACCTGTTCATGCCAGGAAGAGTAGCGATAGGTGTGTAGGACATAGCAGACTTAACACCATTAACACCAGTCTTGGGGAACATGAAGA